TACTTTCAGATCAAAGATTGTCATAGTTTTTGTTCTGTTAGCAGCTGCTTCTTCGTTATAATTTTTTCCTTTGAGCCGTACACAAATTTGATTTGTGTTTCCAGTCGATTCGATTCCGAGCACTTCATAGTCCAAGTAATCGTAATAGTTTTTGTGAGTGCTAAGTTCTTGCAACCAAGCATCTCCAAAGTCAACACGTACACATACATGTTTTGGATCTACCAGTCCAGAGTTAATAAGACCTCTCAGAGTAAATACCATTGTTCTTTTTTGGTTCATTTTATTTGTCCTCCACTAAATTTAAATTATTTTTAATAAGATATCTATCTTATTACTTAAATAGTATATAATAAAATAAAAAGTTACAAGGATACATTAAGTATCCTTGTAATATTTAAACACAATACATTATAGGTTGATTTTCATTTGCAGGATTTACATATCCTTCTTTGAGTTCATTAATAAAATCATCTCTTCTATTTGCCCAGTTTTCTATATATCCTAATTTTAAATCTACTCCAGCAAATACAGTTTCAAGTCCATCATAATGTTGCAGATAAGCAACTAAGAAATTTGCCACATCAGCTGTAGCAAGGTTCTCAAAAAGACCCATCTGGGTAGGCGGGATCGTAGATAGATTAGAAGGATGAGTTACAAAGATATCTAATGGAATTTCGCCTAAACCACCAGTGATATCACCATGAGTAGCACTTTGTAATCTTACCATATTTGGAAACTTAAAGTCTACGAATATACTGTTATTGAATACAGATGTCAAGTCAGCACGAGCTTGTAATAACATAACATCATCCATAGAGTAATTGTTATATGCAGACATATAATCATAATATCCAATACCAGATTGCTGTACCATACCACCATCATTCTGTCCATATACATCCCAAGCAATATCTCTAACACCAAGGATTTCTGCACCACCAAGCATATCTGTATTAATTACATAATATTCTCCTCGTTTGTTATTCTTATCTCTAGTGTCAATTTTTATTCTAACCATATGTGGAATATATCTAGAAAAAGTAAGTAATGTATCAGGAATAATAGTCTCATCTACCCATTTATCTTTAGCAATATCTTCAGGTAGCATTAAAGGTTTTGTTCCCAATCTACGTTCAATTTTATTAAGAAGTATATTCATCTTATTAAAAGCCATAATAAACAACTCCTTTCATTATATTAATGTTAAAGTCAAAAAATAAAGGCGGATTTTAACCCGCCCTTATTCTCCATATTAGTGCTCAGATTTCAAATCTTTTTGACAATTTAAATTCCTCTAATATTGTCTAAGAATTTCTTTCTCTTAGCTTCAAATCTCTGTTTTAATTTCTCATCATCAAGCAGATTATTATCAATTTCTTTGTAGTGATCTTCAAATGCCTGTTGTTGTAATTTCTCATTAGTAAGTGGATTATATAATGGCATGAAGTTGTATTCATATGAAAGATTTCTTACCATTACATCTTTTACAGCACTTTTATATACAGATTCGAGATTTTTATAAATTTCTTTCAGAGTATGCTCTCTTTTAGATTTGAGAGCATCCTTCATGATATAAAAGCAGTTATCAAAAACAGATTTATATGTTTCAATAGAAGGATCTTGATATGTTGATTTAATAAGTTTGGTTACAAATCCACCAAAACAGAAAGATTCATTATCAATATTATATAAATAATCTGAATTACAACTAAAGCCCTCTGTGAAATAGATATATCTGATTCTGTCAAACTCCTTTCGTTCAAGGCATCTAGATCCGAAAATAGTTTCAAATACTACCAGACATTTATTATTATTTTTATTATAATTGTCTGTAATATAATCATCGAACAATTTTCTCAATACAGTTGAACTAGAGCATACGCCATCATATGAATTTACATATCTAATTTTTATATTTCCGGTACTGTATCTATTAAATTTACAATCATCAATATTAATAGATTTAATAAGTCTAATTTTGTAATCATAACTATATAGAACGTTAATATATTCGTCTGAATATAAGAAACTAAGTTTTCTGCCATCTTTAACTGTATCATCTCTAAAATCTTCCACACCGTCCTCTCTATAAGGTAAAGTATTATCAATAATTTTACCATTTGTATCGAGGAAGTAGAATGTTTTGTTTCTTTCCATTGAAAGCTTTTTATAGATGGACTTTAAATCCATATCATCTTTAATTCCATATGCCGACATAACGGCATTCATAATTCCATTAAAGATTCTTCTTGTTCTTTCGTTTCTCTTTTTCGTGTTCATATCAAACTCCATTCTATGTTTTAATGTCTTTACCATCTGACATATTGTAGATTTATTTAGTGATATTTTCAGGATATTACAACTTCCTGTGCAGTGATGTCAATTACATTAGAATCTTTCAATTCAACATGAAGCGTAAGCTCAATAGAATTTTCAGATAATCTTTCTGCTGTAAGCCAATAACTTGTATATCCGTTTTTTCCAAAATAACGATCGATTAGATTTTTGATTTTGTTATTTTGATCCAAAAGACTAATTTCATTTGGCTTATATGATCTAAATTCTTTTGTCATCAGTTTAGTTTTTGCATCAATATCTCCGATGAACGGACGATTTTCAAGAATTGAATTGATCTCTTCTGTTTCTCTTTTAAGTTTTTCCAAATTCTTTTGATATTGGTAAACTTTAAGAGACTTGATATTATACTTCTCAATACAACCATCAATATTGATATTAACACTATTAGTACAAAACTCAATATGTACTGTCTTATTCACCGTGTTTTCTTTATACACAATGAACATCATTGCTTCGCTTGCAGAGTCAAACATATATGTTATAACCCCGCAGGTCAACATTACTTGTTCACTGCCAAAAATATTATTGATCCTTTTCATAGCAGTGATTGCTTCGGTTTCCTTTGTGATTTTAATAACTTCGTTCATTTGATTTTCCTCCAAATAATTTTAATATAGTATAGATATCAGATTATCTAATATCTACATACATAATATATAATTATAAAAATAATTATTGACAGGGTAGATTTAACTACCCTGTCAAATTTTATTGAATTATCTTGATTATTAGTTTATTATCATTATCTGGTATAATGGTTAGTACTTTATATCTACAACCATAAATAACGACATCTTGTTCTCTTGGTAAAGAATTAATTATATCTTGTCTAGAAACATTTTTAATATCATATTCAACACATGTTCCTTCAGTACATGCACTAATAGAATAAGATGAATCTTTTAATAGAGAATATAATATCATATTCTGATTGATATAATTAATGACATAATCGACGAGGTTAATACCAGATATATTTTTAGTAAAACTTAGTATATCTTCCATTATGGTATTAATCCTCCTTCTTCTATTGCTTCTTCTACTGCATCTTCGACTGCATCAGCCTGAGCCTCTTTCTTACCTTCTTCAGATTTCATTTTCTCAAATGCTATTGTATATAAAATCTGAAACATTGCACACGACATATTATATAATTCCATTAGAGAGATTCTTCCTTTATAATAAGTAGAAACTTGCTCTATTCTCCTTATATCTTTTTCATAAGACCCAGTTGATGACGAGTAAAAAGCATGTTGTCAGGATTAATTTCTTGCTCGTCAATCTTCTTACCACATTTAGGACATCTACGTTCAGGATATACATATGTCACATCTCTAATTAATTCACCATCATCATCTAACTTACCACCATCATACTTATCAGTTTCAACAGATAGAGCCATCAACTGGTCAGATGTTAGAGACTTAAGGATAGTATCAAATGTCTTAATACGACGCTTATAAGTTAGAGACTTATCTGTAGCTACTGGCTTTGTGTCAATAGGAATTAGTTCATTATTAGCATAATCAATCTTATAAATAGCATCGATATAAGATAGAAGTAATAGACGATCTTCATACTTAGCATTGAAATCTTGATTTACAAGAGTTGGCTCAATATAAGTATTATATAGAGATGGAACCTTTAGTGCAAATACATAATCGTCAGATGCTTGATATAGAGATACTTCATATTCAGAATTTACAGAATCAGTATTTCCTTCATGTAGAATCTTCATATACTCATCCTTAATACTATCATCTCTAAACTTTAGCATAGAATGAATTGGTACTGGTTCCATAAATACATTATTACATTCAGTATCAGAACAAGAGAATGTGATAATGTTAGATAAACCGAATGTAGCCTTATATGCTGTAAACATGTAGTCATCAATTACAGTATTAGGTGTAATCATAGCCCAAGCTTCGAAAGACTTCGGTTTGTTAGCATCTACAATATGATCATAAATAAGCTTTAGCTTATTTTCGATATATTTATTATAATTGCCGCTTCTTAGTCTACTAGGATCAATAGACTGAATTTCCATAGGCTTCCAAGCAGACATTCTTACAGCACGCTTCTGAGAGAATAGAACTCCGTCAGCACACTCAATAGCCTTTGTCTTGATATCATTAATTACCTTTGCAGCATTAATAGGTTTTTTAGAAATCTTGAAAGAACCAAGGTTGATCTTCTTGTCTACAGGAACAAAGTTTTTATTCACTTCTTCTCTGATAATAGCCTTAACCTTTTCTGTCTTAACCTTCTCGTCTTCCTCTTCCTTTTTATCTTCATCTTCAGAAGATTCATCTTCATCTAGATACTTTAGATCATCATCTTCGATTCCATCAAATAGATGCTCATCTTCATCATAAACAGACTCATCTTCTACCATTACAATATTCTCAGACTTAGTACCAGCTACAGGAGCAGACACTTCAACGGTCTTTTCAATCTTAACAGGCTTCTCTTCTACTACAGGAGCTGGAGATGGTTTAACCGTCTGTGTAGTTTCTGTTGGTTCTTCATCAAACTTATGAACTAGTACCGTATTAGAAGTTGTAGAATTAAGAGTTTCGTCAATAGTATCGATATCTGTATTATCAGAATTAATAGCTTCTTCGATTCTCTGTTCTTCACCCTTCTCATAAGTTTCATTTGTTTCTACTTGAAGTCTACTAATGGTATCATCTATACCAAGAAACGCCTTATCCAACATTGGGTTTCCAGTACCCTCAACTACATTAGGTGTACTTGGTATAACCACTTCTTTAATATTAGCTTCAGTTGCAGAAGATGTATCTAGCTTTGGTTTTACAGGCATTCCAACTGGCGTTGCAGTAGGAACAGCTCCACTAGAAAGATCAGATAGAGTTACATTTTCATTACTCATGTTTGTTTCCTCCTTATTTGAAATCAGCTAAAGATGCTGTTTTTTGCAATACTTCACCAGTTTCAGTATTGATAGGTAAGTATGCATTTAATTCTTCTGATGTAATATAAATTCTGATAACTTTTTTGTCACCAGTTTCATCATCTCCAAGAACACATCTTACATCTGTTAATGTAAATTGCGGGAGATAAGTCATGATTTGTTCTTTAATAGTATTAGATAACTTTCCCATATCTACATCCATTGAATATCTAAATCTAGATACTAACCCTACACCCATGTCTGGATGTGTTTGAAAAGTACCAGGTTCTAATAAAATAAGTCTGATAAGCATAAGTGTTTTATAATCATCACCTTCTGCTACTAAAGGCTTATAGTATTTATCAACAGATAATAGAGGTTCTGTATTATCTACTTCAATAGACAATGACATGTAATTACCTCCTTTAAAATATTATAATATTGTTTTAGATATAAAAAATAAACGAAAAAGAAAACCTCGCTTTTAACGAGGTTTCCTTGTTGTTCCGATTTAAAATAAGTTATATCTAATTATTTCTTCTTGCTGTCTTCGTAGATCTTATTTACAATTTCAATAGCTCTTTCCTTTGTATCGGAAGAGCCCATGAAGCAAGAATGATGCAAGAAGTTTACTCCATCCCAATTTCTTACCTCTTCAGGAATATCTACAATATGATCATTCATCTCTCCACCAATAGGAGTAATAGTTCTAAATACATATCCACCTCTTACATTAGGATAGATATAGAACGGTACTCCTTCTCTAGCACAAATGTTAAGAATAGAAGGGACATATGAATGAGAATATGCATAAATACCCTTATTGTATTTCTTAGCGTGTTCTACGATATATTCTGCTACCTTTGATTCTGCTGCTTTACGTCTACAAGTACTAATAATATTAGTAAAGAAGATACTGAAAATTGTAACAGCAAGGTTAAATTCCTTTTCATTATCTGACTTAGAATTTGCAAACGTATTCAGATTTGAAATTGCATATGAAAGAGGATTATATCCAAATCCATTATCATTATCATCAATATATTTGATAAAGGAATTGTATATAGAATCTACATACTCATCCTTTACAAACAGATGTCCGATTTCTTTCCAAATAAGACCTACAGAAGAATACTTTCTTTTTACACCATCAGAATCTTCTCTGATACAATGAGCATCATTAGGATGATGCTGATGATGGTCATACATTCCCATACCAACATCATAGATTACACAGTTAGGTGTGTCATCGGTGTAACCCATTTTTGCAGGGTCAAATGTCTTTACTACCTTTACGTTCTTGAACTTATAAACATCCTGAAACAAAAACTTGAGAAGTGCAGTTGCTGCTACTTCGTCTGCATGAAATACAGGCTTACTACAATGAGTAACCAAAGTAATTTCTGTTGTTTCATCAACAGTTTTAAAATCTTTGTTCTTAATAATGTCCATGATTTTTGCCATTTTAAATGACCTCCTGAAAATTAATTTTATTTTGATATGTACTATTTATGTCCATATCATATAAATAATATATGTATAAATTAGTTTTTACAGTATTAAAAACTTAACTATAAATACATCCATCATAAACACGAATTTAGGAGGAAATATATGGCAAAGCTTAAATATACTTTTGATGATTATATAAGGAATCCATCTGGTAAAGGTAGTGCTGTTGTAGCTACTGTAAATCTAGATCAATACCAAAAGGAATTATTATCTCTTGAAGGTAAGAATGGTAAAGCTTCTTATATTGTATATAGACAAAACAATATTGGTGGTAAACTTACTTACTTCATTCACTTTAAAATTCCTTCATCTACAAAAGGTTTCTTTAATGATGTAGTAATTGAGTTGGATGCTAATCAAGATGATACTACAACTACAAAGACCGTAAAAGCATATAAAGTTAAATTCTTTTCTAACGATAGTAACTTTGTTTATACATATGCTTATTCATATAAATCTCATGGTGTACTTATTACTGAACTGGAAAAACTTCTACCGTTTAGATGTATTACATCTAAACCTGTAATGCGTAATCCTGATAATGCTATGGGTTATAATAAAGATATTGTATTTGCATATATCGTAATGACCAGAGATGATCTATTTACAAAAGAGAATCTTAATAGAAATTGCAAAAATTCTGGTATTAATACTATCAGAAATTCTATTGATAATTATGATAAGAAGGTTCGGGAACGTAGTAAAATTACACAAGAATTAAGACAAGCGAGTACAAAAGAAAAGCAAATACCAAAGACTGGGAAAGTGATTAAATCCAAGAATCTTCTAGGTTCTGATAAAACACAATCTCCAGCAAAATTAACCAAAACAGTTAAGTCTGTTATGAAATCGTCTGTCGTTTCTAGAGTTAAAAAATCTAAAAAGCGATAAGATTGTATATTATACTTGTGTATAAAAAGAAAAGTTTATATAATATTTTTACAGGAGGCATGTACAAATGGATATATTTGAATATTGTCATAGTGAAATCTATTGGTGTGAAGTTGATAAATGGATACCATTAATAGGAGAAAATATTTTTACCAATGTGAAGAATGCAATTATTCTTCCTGTATCGTCATTTTTCGGTATGACGAAATCTAATGTATTAGATACGTTTTTCTTATTACCGAAGAGATGCTATAATTCAGATGAAATAAGAAATCATATCTGTAAATATCTAAACTATTTCGAAAAATTTTATGATCATGAGCATGAACTTTTGTTCTATATGTATAAGATCAAAGTATCTATTGATATGGGTGTGTATGATAATGCTGTTGATAATGGTGTTATTATTGATGGCATAGATAATGAGAATACACCACCTAAAATTAAAGCATTCTTATATGATATCAAAACTTATATCTTGTCCGAATCAATCTACAATAAAGTATGGAGAATGGTTGAGGATAACTATAACCTTGAATTGAATTATAAGAATAAAGCTAACGAAGCACTTCAATATTGTGATCGACATGGTAAGTATTTTATGGAGATTAGTATCTTCCAGAATATGCTAATTCCATTGTTGATGCATTTTATGTACAAAGATGATAAGTTAAAGAATGCGACTGAAATTATGAACGGACTTATCTTCAATGTATACAACTGGTTATTCGACGTTTATAGTAATGAAGCTATAATGGTTAAACGTGGATTAAGACCAGCAGATATGTTTCAGAAACTATATGAAACTGCAATCACCACAATGAACGCTCATTATAAAACTAATAGAACATTGTGGGATATGTCTAGTATTCGTGGCTATTGCCCAAATATTAATGCACATGATGCAATTAATACAGTAATAATGCAGGTAATGCCAAAATACACCTTTGAGGGAAACGTTATTACATACAATATAACTTCTATCAGAAACAATATCAAATATAATATTTCCGATATAAGCTTTGAGTATGATTTCGTTTCTCTAAGTTCCTCAAAACGAGATGGTGAAGATAACACATCTCAATTTGATAAATTTGAAGCTCATCTACAAAAGACAGATGAGGGCTTGGCTCTACAGAATGATTTCAGAGCTAGAAAAACAATTGAAGATATTTTACAAGTTAACGGTGATATTCCTCAGAGTGAAATAGATTTTTATAGAAAAGAACTCATTAAGAATGGTCAACCGTTAATCAATAGATTCCAACAGAATCTTGTTGATAATGTATTTTATAAATATTTTGGAGATACTGTTTCTACTAACAGTATTAATGGTGACGATTATATTAAGTTGATGATTATTGCCAAAAAACTATTACTAAGACAAGGAATGATTCTATTACCATATATAGTCGCTAGCAAGGTAGTAAAAATCTCTACTAGAACTTCTCTTTGTAAGAAAGAACTTATGAAGATGGAGCAGTCTGAGCACTATAATACACTCATGAAAAAATATAATGGTAATAAAAAGGTCATGAATATATTATTTTCGCTAATCGCAACCACGTTATCTAGTAACTTCAAGATCATTGATTATGATGAAAAGAATAATGTACCAACAGAACTCAATGGTATTGAAGTGCAAATGGAGAATGATATTATAATTGACGAAATGTTAAGATTCGTCATTATGATATAAATTTTGAAGGGAACTTAATTGTTCCCTTCCTTACTTAAAATTTTGGAGGTTTATCATGTTTGGAAGAAAGAAAATCGTTATAGGCAAAAACTATTTGTATGATGTAATGAACGAAACAGATATGGCAGATACAGCAACATTAGTTACAGTAATCAGCAAAAAGAAAAAAAATAAATATATGGTTATGGCTGTAAACAATTTCAAGGTATTTGAAACTGATGCCTGCTTCCTCTATCCATATACAAATCCAAAAGAAGCATCTGTTATTCGTTGCCAATATGGAACAGCAGAATTTTCAAAAAATGATATTATTACTCTTCAAGAAGCAGTTACTGTTTGTAACTTTGCTATTGAAGTATTGAATACTAACCCAGATTGTAAAATATCTGATCTTGGTCCTGAAGATTTGCGTATAAAATCTATTGCACAGTTGATCGATTCTAAGAATAACTTTATTGATTTACAAAAGAAGTTATTACCATACGCTCAAATTACGGAATATAAGAATATGATTAAGAATATTCATGATAACAAGTTAGATTCGTCTAAAATTAGAAACAAGATCCAAAAGGATAGATTTAAAGAATTTCAAATTAAATTTGAAGAGGTTGTCGCTAAATATGCTAGCAAAGATATTTCGGTAAATGACTTTGTTTGTAACGCTTGTAGCGTGTTTTCTTATAGTTTTCCTTTAGAAGTATTATATAATAAAAATAAAGTATCTTTTAATAAAAATTATTTACTACAAAGAGTAAATGAAATTATTGAAGATTTTGATAATGGATATATAGTTTTTATTATAGGAATAGATAAAAATGGAATTACTGTAAAGCCTATTTATCGTGATGATTTTAATAATTTTGAAGATCTAGTAGACTTCTTCAATTGTCTATATCCAAATATATTTGAAGATGAAGAAGGGTATGAAAAAACTAAACCTACCTATGTATTTGAAGTTATAAGAGTTAAAAACATTGAAAAAGGTGGAAATAATGTATGAATAACACAGATGTATATATTCAAGATAAATTCATTAGAACTAGACTTACTAATATAAGAAAGTCTAAAGGTTTAACACAAGAACAACTAGCAAATAAAGCTGGTTTATCAGCAAGTACTATAAGTAATATAGAATCTGGTGAGAACTCTTATACATTAAGAAGTCTCATTAGATGTGCTGAAGCTCTTGGTTATGAAATAAATATAGATAAGAAAGTCGGTGATAATAATGATACCGAAACAGAGAATCAAGGAGTATCTACTTCAAGCCCTTGATGGTGCAGCTACTGTATCTGGTGGTACAGAGATTGCAGCACCTTGTCCTGTATGTGGAGAAAGAAGAAGAAAGTTATATATTGGACCATTTGATGATTCCGATGATCCGATAAGATATAATTGTTTCATTTGTAAAGCTCATGGTTTTGTTGATGAACGCTTCTTAGATGCATGCAAAATTGATATTAATACTGATAGTGAAATTATTAAATCTAATAGAGGTCCTGGATATGCTATGAGATTTATGAAGAGAGATAACAATGATTTTAACAGTGCTATCGATCATTCATATATCACTCCTGGACAATTATCAGATTTTAAGCTTGATTATATCAATAAACGACTTGGATTACAATTATCCTATAAAGATTGTATAGATAATAAAATAGTCTTAAATATATTGGATATCTATAAGAGTAATGTATTCTTAGATTATTTTACAAGGCCAGATCAAGCTATACAACAATTAAACTCATATTTTATTGGTTTTATGACTCGTAGTAGTTCAGAAATTAATATGAGAAATCTTGCATTTAATAAGCCAGATATTGTTAACAAATTCCATGAATCTATGAGATGTAAGTATATCAATTACAAAATATTTAGAAATGTATCTGTAGAGAATGACTTCTATGTATTACCTTGTAATATAGATCCATCTAGACCGGTTAATGTATATATTGCAGAAGGACCTATGGATGTACTTGGAATTAAATACAATCTTATTAAAAGTATAGATAATTGCTTGTATGTTGCTGGTAAAGGAAAAGCTTATGATAATGCAATATTGTGGTCTATAAAATCATTAGCCATGCCAGTATTAAACATTCACTTATTCCCAGATAGAGATGTGTCTAACAGTTATATTAGAGGATTGATTCTGAAATATAAAACTGTTTTTCCAAATTATAGATTCTTTATACACAATAATCAATATGGTCATGAGAAAGATTATGGTGTACCAGAATGGAAGATATCTGATTTTATGTGGGAAGAAAAAATCAATAATAATATTGTATAATAATTTGGGTAGAGAGTTTCTCTCTACCCATTTATTTTTTGCTTTAGTACCTCTAAGCTCAACATTTCAATAATGCAAAGGAGGTATAGATATGGGTAAGTTTATTAATAAATCATATACTAATACTATTGATTCTCTAACCAGTGGTATGATTCAAAAAGTAAAATCTGCCAATTATGTATTTAACAACAAACCTCCTGTTTTATGTGACTGGTATAACATTGATAAAGATGCTACCACATTAGATGAAGGAAGTGGATTAGAATATTCAAGTGTCGGTAAGTCTAGTCCTATAAGATATAAATGTATTAAAGATGCTGTATTCTATTCTCAAGGTATTCAAATTGAAATTAATCTTGAATATGATGAGGATGGTTTGTCCACAGCACCTCCATCTATAAGTGGTATAGTTTTACCTAATACTTGGATTCCATATCCAGGTGATCATTTTATAATAAAACAGGCTGGCAAAGATTACTTATATAGAGTAAATAATGTAAGTTATGATACTATAGATAATGATAATAACGTATATAGTTTTGAGGCTGCTGTAGATCAGACTGGTAAAAATAATATAGAAAACCAAGTTACTGAATACTATAGAATGATAATCAATAATGTGGGCACTTCTTTTAATTCTATTATCAAAGAATCTATATATGATTGTATAGATACATTAGATGGAATATTAGTTCAGTTAAAGAATAACTATATTGCTTTATTCTATAATGATGCTGTTCAAACATTTACTTATAATGGTATGTACGGTAATCTTTATGATCCTTATATGATTGAGTTTATGACGAGAAATGAAATCCTAAATGGTTCTGATGAGTATATCTATTTACATCACGAAGTACCAGTACCAAGAACATTTTCTATAGATTATAATAGTACTTTATTTAGAGCATTAGAAACTAGGTCTATTGAAAATTTCTCTTCTAAAATCTGTACCGCTGATGTTATAGATAATCAATACTCTTTATTCAACACAGTAGTTGAGAATTACTTTATGATCAAATATAACGATAACGGAATATACAAGTTTAGTCCAATTAATGCTGAACTAATTGCTAAGGTAAAATCTAACCAAGAGTTTGATCAATATAGTCCAAATTCATATATGAATATAATTATAAAATATATGAACAAGTCTAAAATAGATTCTTCTATAATTCCATTCTTAGAAGCAATCGATTTCAAATCTACTGTAGATTTATTCTATTGTATTCCTATGATTATTTTTTGCTTAGAGAATAGTATCAAAAATTTGATGAGTTAACATACCAATAAAACCTAGTAAAGGAGGATTAATTATATGTCTGAAAAACTTGAAAAAGTAGTAACTCCTGACGATATGATGGAAGAGTTTGTAACAGACATGGTAATTGCTGACGATGAACTATCTGATTCTATTTTTACTTGTGTTGATAACTTTATTGATGATCTCTGTATCAAAATGATGGATTCTGATAAGAGTGTTTTTGAATCTGATTCTGATGATGCTGATACACCTTTTTCATATATTCTTGATAAGGTTATGGATGAAGTTGATACAATTGAAAAAATTCAAGTAGATTCATATTGTGATTCATTAAAGAAGCAATTATCAGAAAAAGACGAAGATTCATATTCTAATCGTTTTGATCCTGATTATTGTGATGGAGAAGAATTTGACGATATTACTCCAGAAGAATTTCAATTATATATTCCAAAGGTTAACGGAGATAATGATGAAGCAGAAGAAGACTCTGCTGAATATAGAAGATATGACTTCGATAATACTTTTGAAGATTCTAATTTCAATGCATAAGGGAGGTAGAATATATGTATGATATGTCCGTTGATGAGATTATTGCTGATGTAATGAATGCTGGCAGAGATCTTATTGTAGAAGATGCTGTTGATGAGTATCTACTAGCTGAAAAAGATATTTTGACAGAAGCTACAACTGCTGCTGATAAGATGGTAGACCTTTCTATCGATGCTGGCTTTGATGATGAATCTCAATATCTTGAAGATGACGAAGAAATTAATGCTATGCTAGATGAAGATATTGTTGAAGATATCCCTGGCGAAGATGATATTTTTCAAAATACAATTGATGAACTAAATGAAGATGAAGATATGATTGAGGATATTGAAGATATTCTTTGTCCTTATGATGATTTAGATGCATTGATTGATGGTGAACAAGACTACGTAGAATAATAAGGAGGATTTATAAAATGAGTCTTACTAAATATATGTGTACGGTAGAAACAAAGAATTATCCAATCTCTACTATTACTCCTGTAATTCAGAGATATGCTTCTGTTAAGAAGAAGTTTAGTGCTACAGAGATTGCTAATTGCTTATCTTGCTACGCTGTAGTAACTTTACATAAGCAAAATGGTGCTAATGTAAAATTAACTTCAACTAATTTCAAGGATGTACTTGTTACTTATAATAACGAGATTGCTGCTCAAGAGCTAAGAAGCAGTATGAAAAAAGAAAAGGAAAATAATGCTAAGGCTTTTGAAGAGATGAAAAAAGAAGAAGTTAAAGAAGAGAAAGTTGAAGAAACAGTAGAAGAACCTATTGTTGAAGAAGAGGTAGAACAATTACAAGCAGATCCAGAAGATCCTGATATTAAAGATTTTTCTTATATCGATAGTGAAGAATAAAAAATAATCCGTAGGAACATTCAAGTTCCTATGGATTATTTTCTCTTAAATCATATTTATTATTTTATTTCTCAATATGATCCAATTCCGCCGCCGAAGCCGTCGCCCATTATATATTCCTCCTTTCAATATATAATGAGATAGGATTATATCCTATCATTAATATTATATATAATTTTAGAATATTGGATTTACAAATTTAACAGAATCATCAGGTTGAACAGTTAATTCATATAAACAGAGTATATTTTCTTTAGATACATCTCTTGTAGAATAACCGTTCATACCAAGTATTTGAATCTTTGCATCGGCTTGTTTCTCACATTCTTTATTTGCCTCTATTGTATACACAGGTTTTACAATTGCTGTATCACCATCATAATCCATTCCCATCGCTCCAATTAATCCATTACAAATAGACAATGTATCTTCAAACACTGGAGATGTATTTGAATTGATATCCCTGTCAGTTATAATAGGGTACCATTTATATAGCTTATTGTTATCTTCAAAATCAGATTGTATTACCATAGGTTGTGTTTTAACAGTAGATTTGATTCTTACTTTTGTAGGATACTGGTTTAAGAACGAGTCAATTGGGAAACGAGTAATTAGAACCATCTTATCGGATGTAACATCACAAGCAGCCATATAGAACAAGTCACACCAAGTAAGAGGTCTATTGATCTTTAATTCTGAAGAATATTCTTTTTTCTTTTCATCAAAATCTTTAGAATTATTTAACTTATATCCCATAAAGTACATATAAAAGCTTAACTCATTGATTTTAATATTTTTACCAGTAACTGTATCTTTTAATTCACCATTCTTAGCACGTCTAGCAAATTCTTCTTTATCTACTGGTAATTCAATAGGAATAAATCTGTTTGAATAACCATGGATGAAACGTTCAATCTGAGCATCCAATTCTACATCAGAAAAAGCTATCTGATAATCTACAAGAGGAACCATTACTACTTCTTTATCATTAATAGAAATAGGATATTCTAGTTTACCTGCAAATCTATTCTCAAAGAATCGTCTTAACCAGAACATAATAAATGGTTTAAAACAACACAATGCCGCAGCCAATGGTAATGCAGCATGATTCATATCTACCATTAAATCATCAATATCTTCACCAGATACATCTGGTGCAGACATAACTAATCTTGCAGAATAGTCTACTGTCTTATACATTACACCACGTTTAATAAGACCCATTTTACCAGGTAAGTTTGCCGGTGTTTCTTGTCCATTAATCGTTGTACCATTACCAAACCAATCAAATATCTGTAATAAAATATTCTGAACTCTAGCTTTTGTTACATCACTTAAAGTTAGGCCAAATTCAGCAGTTTCTTTTAAAGACTTAGTAGCCATAATCAGACTACTATATAACTTATTAATTTCACCAACACCGATACCATTATCTTTAGTATCTACGTCTCTATAATATGGTGGAATTACTATATACTTTGTTACCCATAATTGATTCTTGCACTTTTCAATAAAATCAATTCTTCTGTTTCTAGAAGATGATTCATTCTTTTTAAACTTCAATTTACTAAAGTTTCTTTTAAGCCAATCAATACCAGTATTACCATCATCAGATTTAACTAATTCACCACCATCATTAATAATAAAATATTCTGTACCGTTAACTACACTTTCAATTTTATTATTTAATTTACATAGTGTCTTATATACTAATGGATGAAAAAAAGAACTACCAAGATCTATATAAGCATATATACCAGATCTCTCAGCTTTAGTAATACCAAAAATTTCATTAGAAAGCAATCCATCTTCTGTAGGTGTAGGACCATTAAAAAATACAGGATTAGTAATTTCTTTCAATTGATTTACTCTAATAAATTTATCTACATCTAATAAAGAAGTTTTTAGGTGTTCTGTACTAGCTTCTGAAAAATAATCAGTTTCATTTTTAACAATATTTACAGCTTCATCTATAAGCATTATTTATACCTCCTCGTACATTAATTATTAAATTGTTGAAGCTGTAAAAAGAGTCGTATGATTCTTTTTATATACATCTAAGTCTACTTTAACATTTAAATAAAATACATTAATGGAGGAATTAATAATGATGACTTGTAATGAATGTATGAATGGAGCACCATATAAATTCTGTTGTAAACTAGAATGTGGAGAACATGAATTTTGCAGAAATTGTTCATATATATCAAATAATAAATATTGTACATGTAAAACAGAACAAATGCTTCAATATAGCAAAGAGGAATTAAACAATAAACCCGCAGACTTTTATAATAATATTAAACCTTTACCACCAGTAGAAGATGGTAATTTAATACCAGTTGAAAAAGTAGTAGATGATATGTATAGCGATTCATCTATGTCTTCAAAGGCAAGAGAATATTATATCAATCATTATGCTACAGACCAAGAAAAAGAAGAATTAAGAATGCAAGAAAAAATGGAATTTCTATTTAGTGCTTGTTTCTTATCTATACCATTTATTGGTTTGATTGTGGTTTGCTTAGTAATAATTTTTTCATAAGGAGGTTATAATATGAAAAAGCCTATTTATTATTATACAGAACAACCTAGTTGTGGTGAATATCATGTTGGTCCACCGTGTCCTCCTCCACCACCTTACCCATATCCACCTTGCCCACCTTGTCCTCCACCTAAGCCACCTGTACCACATTATCATGGTAAGGTAAGTGTAGTTGGTCGTACAGTACTTACAGTAAAATATGTTGATCATCATGGTCATTATCAAACATTTGATATTAGAGATGGTGAAACTTATGAAATCAAAGCAGTATCTTCTACTAGAGGAATCTGTACTTTTGCAGGCAGAATTGTTGACTTCGAATGTAATAAGGGTATTGAAAAGCTTATCGATAAGCCTCACGAAATTACGATTTCTGCTCTTATTGTAGATTATTCTGATGCTTATGAAAGTAAATTATTAAGACTATTTGTAAATAATATTATTTCTATTAAGCCTATTGTATGCTTTGATGGAAGAATGGATTATCCTACTCATGATTGTGACTGTCATGATAGAGATCCAAGACATTGCCCTCCACCTCCTCATCCACCAGAGCATATTTATGATCCGTTTGAAAATGTGTAAGAACAATGGTGAAGATTATATAATCTTCA